TCAATTGTTGTTCATTCAATGTTTTACGAGCAGATACAACTGCATCAACAAACTTGGAAGCTCTTGATTCGTTTGTAAATGTATCGTTTTGTATTGATTGATATAATTTTAATTCTTTCGCGAGCTCAGTATTTTTCCGAAAGTGCTTATTCAAGATATTTAAAGACGCCGTTTTAGTGTTGTTCATGGTTTCAACTGCCACTTGACGTACAAGTAATTCAAATATCAATCCGGTATTCTTTACCTTGGAATGTTTAATTTTTTTCATTTAAAAGCGCCCTATTAACTAGTAGTCCACATCGTTTTTAATAAATATATGTCTTGCGTCAAATAATACCTTTTAATCATCAAGTAATTGAGATTCGTCTAACATTGTTCCAACATCTTTATTTGAACTACTAGTCTCATTCATTGATTCTTGTATAATTTGATTAGATTTCACCTTTCCCCCAAGGTTTGAATGCCGCAACATATCTACAAAGCTTTTGTTTTCCATACTCAATGGCGATTTTTTATAGTTATGCTGTAATGGTGATTTATCTGTATTAAATGCACCTCCTAATGATTTTGCACCTAACGGATCTCTGCCATGAGGACTATCATGAGTACCCCATGTACCTACTCGTTTAGGTCTTCCAGAGCCTCCTACGTGCTCTTGTTCCATTCCTGGTAGTATATCAGTTTTAGTCGCGACATGCATTGATGCAATATCATGCGGTGTACCAAAACTCATATTAGTCTTTTTAGGATCATTTCCTTCCGATTTAATTTGTTCTCTTCGGAATGCCTCTTTTTGATCTTGAATTACTCGCTCTCTTTCTTCTTGCCATTCTTGAGCCGACATGTTAAATACATTTTCATAAATCCATTGTTCTGAGAACATCATAGATTCTTTCATGTTTCCTGCCAATCCAATTTGAGACTCTAATAATTCTACCAATTGTTTCTTATAAATTAAACTTGGATTTTCCAATTTCAATGTGAAATCAACTAGATCTTCATCAGTAAATCCTTGAGAATATAAATGTACAATTGCAATTTTTGTTAACTCTGATACAAAGATTTTCTGTATTCTTTCTACTGTTCTAGCAAATCTAACGTCTTCAGCTGCTAATGTGGCTTTACCTTCAACACCTTCATCATATCCTAAAAAAGCTTTTGGTATTTTTAGAGCCGCCATCATTTTATTACGTAGATATTCAATATCTTCAATTTGACCATCATTTGTCAAACCAGCCAATGTATCAATTTCAGTACCAGATTCAGAACCACGTACAGGAAGATAATAATCTTCCATCATATTTTCCATGTTAAATTTAAGATTGTATTCGCCAGTCTTATCATCTATATATGGAATCTTTTTCATTTTAGAAATGATCTGATTCATGTGATTATCAACTTCAGCCGGTGGTATATTACCTACATCAATCTTAAATATACGTCTTTCCGGTGCTCTCATTATACGTTGAATTAACATTGCATCTTCCATTAATGCTAATTGTTTGTATATTTTACGAGCCGGTTCAATCATTGATTTACCATATGGTAAAAAGTTTGTATCTGATAATAAACGGAAATGTGCTACTTCATAATTTTCAAATGTCTGCATTGGTTGTGTTTGAGCACTTGCATATGACATATGAGTACCTTCAAGTACAAATCTATAAGCATATGGATTTTCTGGATCATATCCTTCTTCTCGTCGCACTTCATATGATGATAATGGCATTACGTTTACAATACCTATTTCTTCTTCAATATCCAAATGCAAAAAGAAATCTCCATATTTACAAGCATTTCTAATCCAAGGCCATAAATTGTAATCGATATTTAAAATATCATAAAACAAGTTTCTTAATACTTTTTGTATTTCTGCATTTGGAGATGATATTGTTAATGTATCTCCTTCTGAATTTTGTACAGTTGCCTCATCTGCATAAATATCTAAAGCCGATGCCAATATCGGGTCCATATCCATTGCCTCATAATCTGTAAACAATTCTAGTTTAGATTGATGGAAATTATAAGTTTGATTGTAAGACGCATAACCAGCCTGTCCTCTATGTAAACCAGAAAATCGATCTACATATCTATTGTTAGTTACTGCACCTGTTGATTGTAATTTATTAGCATCAACTACCTTTAATCGGTTTTTTGCTACACGTCTAACAACAACATTGGTTGAAAATAGTCTACGTAAACGTGCCTGTAATGAAGTATCTGCCATTTTATTTTCCGTTTATTAATAAATATGTTAAAGTAACCATTTCAGGCCTTCGTCGTCCTTGCCGGCACGCCAATCCCATGATTTATTTTGGCCTGGTGTATTTGTATATACTCCTTGAGATTTACCTACATGTCCCAATGCCTTTCTAGATAAATCTATTCCTTGTTGATGTAATCTTAATGCCGTATCTCGCACCCATAACGCAATACCAAATGACATTACTAAATCGTCATTGTAACCTCTCTGAGCTTCTGCTCTTGAACCGTTCCAAATAAAGACATATAATTCATCTATCAATCGTTTTGACTTTACAATTGGAGCCTTTTCTCTAAAATAAGTTTCTATCTTAGATATGATTAATGGTCGTGTTTTTGCTGTAGTTGAAAATCCAGGAACTTTTTGTGATTTAGATTTGAGGTCATATCCTTTTGATAAATGTAAATTTTCATCTACATATGCATCTTGTTTATAAGAATAATATAAATTCTCATATCCTTTATCAATTGCAACTTGAATTACTGCCCAACCAATATTTGCATTTTCAACTACTAGTAATGCATTGTTCCATTCTGTAGCCACTGATATCAACATGTTGCCGTATTCTGTAGTTCCTAATTTACCACGATATTCTGCTACCTGCGTCATTGATTCTATTTCTAATACATGAAATGCAGAATAGTCAGCTCCATCTCCTCGTGCAACGTCAGCTACAACTACATATGCCTTTGTATAATCTGGATATTCCCATAACCAATAGTTAGAATCAAATCCACGTTTTTCTTTTGGATCTTCAACATAAGTTTGATCATACCACTGAATGATAGGACCGTCAACTACAGTATGTCCTGATGATATAAAATCACAATCACATTCTTGAGCTGCATTTTTTTCACCTAGCAATGAAGTTTGTTCTTCTCTCCAAGCTTCATCACGTTCTGGATGTACTGTCCAATGCAGTTTAATGGCATTAAATCGGCCACCTGCTTCCGCATCCATCCAAGTCTTATGAAACAAATTACCGGTACCATTTGGAGTTGATAACATTATAGCTCCACCACCAGTTGCAAGTGTTTGTTGAGCCGCAGTCCATATTTCATCAATTTTATCAATGAACGCCGCCTCATCCATTACCAATAATGACAATGCTTCTGAACGACCAGCTGTGCCTGTACTTGATACTGCTTTTACTTGAGAACCATTTTTGAATCGCAATGATAATTTGTTATCTTCTAATGTTTTTCCTTTTAACCATGAAGGCAAGTTATCATGCATTACTCGAACTTTAGTAACAAGGTTTTTTGCCACGTCTTGAGTAGTTGCAATTACAAGAACATTGAAATCATCGTTAAATAACATGTTCCATAAAATATACCCGGCTGATAATGTTGATATACCTAACTGCCGTGATTTAAGAATAATGTTATATCGATGTTCCTTCATGGAAGTCAATGTATCTTCTTGAAATGGATATAAATGAAAATACATTTTACCTTTGGTAGGATGTTGAATAACGCAGTATTTTTTCATGAAATGTACCGGGTCTACAGCACATTTTTTGTACTCATCTTTTATTATTTCTTTTAAAGATTTTTTCTCCATTATTAAGCTTTAATATAATAAAAAGATTTCAAATGTCCAAATTTATTTTACAGCAATTACTAGTAATAACGCTCCTAACGTTGCAACCAATCCGCTACCCAATCCTAATGTCCATTTTTTCAATCGTTCATTTTTACCAGTCAAATCTTCTACTTCAAGTTTCAATTCTTTGCGATTATCTTCACACGTATCAAATTTTTCTTCTAATGCAGTGATTTCTGATAACATTATGGTTTTTTGATTGTCATAGACTTGGATGGCGTCTAACAAAGAATTTATACGTTTATCTGCTAATCGATTAAGTTCTTCTGTCTCTTTGAGAACTAGTTTGCATTTATCATATTCTAACAAATCTGCGGCAATAAGTCTAGCAGTTCCAATTGGTAAACATACTATGCTATCTTGGGTATCTATCTGCGAAAAACTTGTTAAGGTCGTTAGAATTGTAATCAAGAATATCATCAATTTTGTCATCGTAATCCTGTTTTAACCAACTAATATAACTTTTAACGGAATCCATTTTAGATGCCAAAATTATATTGTCTTGTTTATATACTGCGATAATACTATCCAATTCTCGTCGTTGTGTTTGATACTCTAAAATTGCTGTATTTAAACTATCAATTTGATTTTGATATTCAATTTCACGAGCATCGTTTGTAATTGGTTTACGTACCGACATTACTCCTACGATTACTGCTAGTATTATTATTATCGCTATTAATATGTATGTAACTTTATTCATAAATTATTATGTTGCCACTGCTGTATCCGTACCTTTATTTTTCTCCATTTCTTCTTTAACTGCATGTATAATTTCTTTTATCATTTTATACATTTCAGCACCTTTACCTAACAATCCGGCAAGAGAAAATATAAAGAAAAGTATTGATGATGCTGATGGGAAATACATAACTCCAAAAATAAACATACCAAGCACAGCTATTAAGGTTCCAGAATATCCAGCAATTTTTTGAGCAAATAATCCGCCACTAAATTTTTTAGCAAGCCATTGGAATGTCCTTTCCATTGCCTTTGCCGGGAAGCCAGTTATAGTTTTTACCCAGCCGGCTACTCGGTCTATTCTTGCTTTTAATTTATTCGTATCAATTTTTTTACCGGTAACTTGTTCTACTTTTTCAGCAATGGTATTTAATAATGCTGCATTTCCAAGTACTCCAAAAATACCTTCAAAAACTTTCACTACCCAGCTACCAGATTCGTTTAAACTAGCACTACGAGATTCTTTTATATTTTTAGCAATAGATTCTACATCTGAAACATCTAATTGATTTACATCTCCGTCTGCATCTATTAACGCATTTAGCATTGCAGCTTGTACTTCTTCTTTATCAGCATCCATACCAGCTTTTTCTAGTTCTTGTTCTAAATCTTCCGACTTTTTTTCTATTTTATTAGCATCG